TAGGAGGCATGGGTGAGATCGGTACCGCTTAAGTTATCCCCTGCGAGCCATTTGATATTCGCTCCTGTTGGTGCAGAGGTGGCTATCACGTGGCTACCAACGAGCATTGGTTTGTCATTAGTAACTAGTGCGAGTTCTGCGGCTGTTAGTGCTCCCATTACGCGAATGCTCCCTTTCTCTTCAATCGATTTAATACTGGCACAAGGTCATCGCGAACAAAGCGTTCCATCTCTGCCGGTGAGCGTGGCATGATAGAAGCTTCATTGAAATTGACTACCACCCCCGCGCCTGTGTCCCGACTTACGATTCCACCTTTGTTGAACCCCTGCCTTCTCAGTAAGTCCTTTGTGACGTCAGCAGGTATAACCATTTCCCCAGGAGTGAGCATAGCTGGAACGGTGTCCTGATTCCCAACACCTGTGACTATCCCTCCTCTGTGCATCCTCTTTGGAGCATCTGCCTGAAGTGCCCCTGGTACTTTATCAAGCAAGGCACCAACGGCAGTTAGGGCCATCGCTGCTAGCGCAGAGCCTATGATTATATTGCCTGGGAGCAGCGCGGTCTTTTTATATTGTGCCGCTGCGGTTTCTGCGGCGTAGGCAAGGATAGTATTTCTGACAGTTTCAATAATAGCCTTGAGTAGACTGGAGAGCATGACGAACATACCAGATGCCATGTCGTATGTACCATCTGCTATCTTGGTGAATACATCTATCAGTATGTCGCCAGAGGAGGCGATTATCTGGGCACTGTTCGTAAAAGCTTCGCCCATTCTTTTTTCTAAGGTTATTGTCTGTTCAAGTTCATCATGAAAAATCATGAAGGCTTCTTTGGCATCGAGCAAACTCACCTCTGCGGTGTCGGCAAAAATCCGAATAGCTTCTTTCGCCGCTTCAATATTGTTCAGGTCAATATCAATGTCTAATTCTTGCCCAGTGAAGTCTTTATACAGTGATTGAAGTTCATCCCTTGTTGCCTTAATGCTTTTGGGTCCGGCAATCCCTAGCATACGGTTCACGCGGTCAAACCGTCTTTCAAACTTCTCAAAGGCAGTTCTCCCTTCATCCAGGTTCATCCCTTTGGTAAGCCCGAAAGATACTTTATCAAGCGTAGGTATCAGGTCAAAGGCTTGGTCCCGTAGCCGCATCAGTCCTTGCTCGGTAGTCTCAAGACCTGTCTCGCCTGCTGCATCGGCGAGCACTTTGGCCGCTGCTACTGCTGGCTTGTATCCTTCAGCGATTAGCTTCGCTATTGCTGACTTGACTCTTTCTATCTCATCGGCAAACTCACCATGGGCATTCGTAGTAGTGTCAATCCTTAGCTGGGCTTCTTTGCTAGCATTCCCCAAGTTCTTGAAGCTCGGTATGGACTTGCCAAGAAGACCGGGAATACCGCCCATTAATTGGCTGACCACTTTGAACGTCGCGAGCCATTTGGAAACAGACACAATCGATTGGTCAATACTTACATTCCACGTTGACCAAAGGTCGTGCACTGTGCTTACTGCCGATGCGATTCCCTCATTCAATGCCTGTGCCATCTTGAATAGGAACTGAACGATTTTGGTGGCGATTAGTTTTCTGTTATTGTCAAGAAATTTAAGTGAGGACAGAATGAGTGGTTTGAATGCTTTGCTGACTGCTACTATTGCTGCGGCAAAGGAAGTTCCAATGGCTGCCTTGAGCGCAGTAAACTGAGTCTGGATTCCGGCAAGCTCTCTGACTAATGGGTGTGACTCCCCGCGCAATTCCTTGAATGCGGTAATGGTTGTGGAGACAGCCCCATACAATGCGCCAAATGCTTTCTTGCCTAACTCCAGCGCTTGGTTGGCTACGACAATTGAGACACCTAAAGTATTGAAGGCTTTAACCCCCATTGTACCTAGTGTCTTAACTGCCTTCGTTGAAGCCCCCATCGCAGTGCCGAGCTTCTTGATTACCTTGCTTGCTTCATCCTTAGCAGTTAAAAGAATTCCATACTTTTTGTTTGCCATCTCGTGCCCCTGCTACCTATCGTGCTCTGCCTTCTCCCTTGCTCTTCTCTCACTCTCACAAATCTCAATCACCTCAAGAACAAAAGCAGGCTGTTCCATAAGCCCCTGACCAGGCCAAGGCAGAACATTGTAATGCTTCCAGTTGAGCCACCAGCTAAGCAGTTCCCAACTCTCTGAATCAATCTGCGACCAGGGGCAACGTCTGAGGGATGGGTCAAACAAGAACCCAAGGTTTGTTGATGGTGGGCCATCGCAACCCCTTGCTTCTCGCTTTGAATCACCATGTTCCCAATCCTCACCCCTGCATTTAGTGCATCCCCAATCAAGGGACTTATCGCCACTCAGGGTAAACCTGGCAGCGAATATTAGTTTTTTCTCTGACCTCGTTTCAGCTTAGAGATGCTTGAAAGGGATTCATAAATCTCATCTATCAATTCTGGCTCGCCACGCTCAAAAAGTTGCTCACCATTTACTATAGGCTCACCCTTGATGTCTGCGTAGTTGTAAACCGATACGACCCTTTCAGAAATGATTCGGCGTATTACACTCTCAGCCTTCTTCATTGCCTGAGTTGAAGATGGCTTCACTCCTACCATTGCTCTCTGATAGGCCCGAATTTCTTCACCAGTCATAGGTAGCACAGAGCAATGGATTTGCTCATCTGCTTCCAAGTCCCTATTATCTCCAAGCTCAGGAGTGTACATAATCTCATCTTCGCTATTCATTATTTCCCCGGCTCTCTCTCTATGAGAATGTAATTGTTAATTCATCGTTGCTACTTGCATCCTGGGCTAGTGCCGTGAATGGCAAATCAATTATAACTTCCTCTGACTCTGGAACATTCAATGCGGCAAAACCAAATTCAATCTGGTCCATATCAATAGTAACTACGTTACCAGTCCCGCTCCCACTTACAATCTGAAGGTCACGAGCACTGAACCCTTTGCGCTTCCCAATCTCCAGGGCTTGGTCTTTAGCACATCGGACTTGAAGGGTGCCTGACACGTCCCGAAAGCCAGGGACGAAGTCGGTTGCAGTTGAAGCAAATGCCTCATCCACAATTCCTTTGATGTTATTCTTTAGGGATACATCAAAACCGATAATCTCAATTCCTGTATTACCTGCCAGGGTAATTGACCCGGTGATACCAGGGCTCGGTGAACCTGCTGTAGTTTCAGTCGGGGTAAAAGGAATAACCGCATCTCCGTCAGACCAACTTGAGGGAGATGCCAATGTGATTGCCGTTCCATTCTTTGCGGTGACTTGGATGTTATCACCAACGGAACCAACCTGTAAGACTGACCCAACCTCGATAGCATCGGCATCGTCTACGACCAAGGCAGTCGTGGAAGAGCCAGACCCATCGGCAGTCGTGGTACTGGTATGGATATGCGATGAACCCCCACCATCAAATGAAACTCGTGGGTCATCCCCACCACTCATACTAATGGTCATCGTTTCTACCCAGGCTCCAGCTACCGCCTCCATTAGCACGTTATTCATTTGCTGAACCAACGACAAAGAATCTAATCCTTGACCGGAAGTGAGACTAAAGACCTGGCTAGAACTTGCCCCCATCGCTGCCTTAAAAAGAGGAGCCAAATCGGGATCCGTAGACCCAGACCCAGAAGGGATTAGATATGACTCAAGCGACCAAGAGACTTCCTTTCTTCCGGTGATGCGTTCCGAGACAGACCGCACCGATCGTGAATCCATTCGATTTTTGCGCTCCTGGGTAAAGTCAAAGGAGCAAGATAAGACCTTTGCCGCGTCGGTTGCGGCTGGCTTTACAAATGTTCCATAGGTTGTTTCTGCCTTACAGAAGAAAGCTCTGTTTCTCCCAAGTGCATGGTCTTGTGCTGTTCCCATTATTCAATCTCCTCATTCGGTTCTTCTGGCTCATCTTCAGCCAATTCAAAATCGCCTCGTTCCAGCAGGGCTTCGGTTCCTTCTAAGGTTTCACCATTCATTAAGCCTCGCCCCCCAATTTTCAGGTTGCCATCTTCGCCTATGTATCTCAATCTCATTATGAACTCCCTGTCCCTCTGAAGTAAGCAATCTCCAAAGTCATAACCATTGAGCCATCCCCGTCCCCATCTGGAGCGCCTTCATCGGTTTCAACTGTCCCTATGGTAGTTGATATTGCATTGTCATCCCTGGTAGTATCGAGATTCATAGAAGCAATAATGTCATCCAGCAAATCGTTTAGCTTGCCTGCCCTATCATCCTGGGTTGTCCCTGCTACGTGAGCAATAATCAAGACCGTCAAGACCACTCGGATATTGCTATACTCAAATGCCAAGCTCTCTCTCTGAGGGACAATCCCCAACCAAGGTTTCTCTCCTGGCTTAACTGTTGCCCAACTCTTCCCCAAAGACTCTACTGTCGCAACGGTGGTCTTGTACCCATTTGAAGTGGAGATGGTATTGAGCACGGTACTAATATTTTGAAGGATAAGTCTCCTGGTTGGTGTAGCCATTACTTGAACCCGGCTTCCTCAAAGACTAGCCCAACTGATGAGTCAATTGGTCTCTCCACTTCTTTGTTGAACCTGACCAGGGCATCATCCAAATACTGCATGCCTGGAATGGTAACTTTCTTCTTGAGAATAAATACAGGATGCGAGAACTGTCTTCCAAACAGATAGGCGGTTCCTTTGGGATCGTGGCTACTCAGAGCAAACCCAAGACTACCGGCACCCTTCTTGGGAAAGTCTCTTGCCCATCGTATTCCAACAAAGGCTTTAGCGTCTTCGTGAGGATAGGCAAGCCACTTCACAGTCTTGGGTTTGATGGTATCGCCCGTGTCCTGTATCTCTGCATAAACTAATTCAGAGAAGACTCCTACAGAAACAGAATCCTCTTTTCTTTGAACAAGCCCAACTTGGTAGCTGTCCCTCAGGTCGCCACGTCCCTGCTTCTGTAGAGTCTTGATTGAGTCTACTATCTCAGCAAGCAAGAACTCGCCTTCCAATAGCATACCCTCAAGCACTACTTTCTTTGGGAATAGCTTTGCCAGCTTGTTTAGAATCTCAGGAAGTCCTGGGAACTCTTCTATGGCATCGAATTGATCGGGCCACTCAGGCATGACTTAACCCCAATCCCCATTTGACCCACCACTACTATTCACTCTGTCATTCATTCCAATTGCAAAGGTTGGTTCTTCAAAATCAGAGTTGTCTCTCAGGGTATCATTCTCGCTCTTTGATATCCCTCCAACCTTGACTCTAGTTTCTCCACCTGACTCTTTGACCAAGCTAGAAAGAATGTCCTTGTAGTGTTGTGTCTTTTGGGAACGGCTCCCAGACATACCTGCCGCTGACCGGTCTATGTCACGAGCAAGTTTAGCAAGGATTGCCCTGCACGCATCTATGGCGCATAGAACCACATCTGGCCTGATAGCCAATAGGGCATCTATTGTTTCATCTGATAGCAACTGATCATTGGTATCTGTATCGCCCACCTTCAACCGGACGATGTCCTTGTCGGTGGCAATGCTATCAGAGAACGTCCAGGTCATTTGTGCATCCTTGTGTTGTGCCTTTTAAGACCTGGCCCATCTTTGAAGTCCCGCTCGCATTCATAGCAGCGATACCTTGGAAGCTCTTCAGCCTCGATGTGGCCGAGCCTTAAAAGGATTTTGAATTGAGACCACTCTTCTGGGCTATCAAGAATATCTCCAGGAGAGACATCCCCAACTCTGCGCCCAGGAAGAGCAATCTTTAAATGACGTCGTGCTACATAACGTGCCCCCGGCATAGCCATTAAGCCAACAGGTCAGTGAAGAGACAACCGAAGTCTGCGCCAGTACGAACAAAGTCATAGGATGTAATCCCCACGATTCTGTCGCTGAACTTAGTATCCAGACGCATCTTTTGGATTTGTACCCCACCTGCACTAACACCCTGGAGCCCCGTCCATGCGAACATGTAACCGGCTGAAGGAGTCATTAGCCCTGGAGAGCTTGCCACGTAACCAAGCCACGCGGTATCCGATGCAACAAAGTTCATCGAAGTTGAACCACCTTCAGGACCAGTGTTCTTCACGGCATCCGCAACCATAACCTTCTCAACCCCAAACAATGGAGCTAAAAGGTCTTCAGTTACAAGGCCACGTTGAGTGTACTTGATACGGTCCAGGATATCCGCATTCTTATTCAGGGCGGTGAATACATCTCGGCCCAGGACAAGAACATTTGGCGACCGTCCCGTATTCTTTAGGATAGCTTCCGATTGAGTATTCATATCGGTGATAGGTGTAGAGCTTGTAGTGCTCCACTGAGTACCAACCGTGATATCTGAGCCTGTGCTAGAACCAGTCCAAGAACTAGTTTCAAACACCATGCTAAAGCAATCAATCTCTCGCTTCAGGAGAATGTTGTCTGTAACATACTCAGTGGCAGAGGTATCAATATTCAAAGCCTCATCTGCATTGCCACGAAGCTGATCTGCCACGTCCATGTGGACGCCAAGAACTTCGCAGTAATAGCTTGAGTTGCTTAGGGTGAAGTTTGCTCCACGAGTTTCTGCTCCTGGTGCAAGTAGTCCAGCCTCCGAACGATGCCAAGCGGCCTTATCAAAGGTGAAGTATTTATCAGATTGTTTCTGAACTGGGACTACCGGAAAGATGTCTTCTGCTTTGAAGGCACCTCTGTCCTGTTGATAGGCCACGGAAATGTTGGTGAGTGCCGCGTCAATATGGACGGCTGTAGATGCAATAGGCATTGTTCAATCTCCTTATTGAGCGCGAGCGGGTGAAGCACAGTTA